CTATTTATAAAGCTCTTTTCTTATATTTATAAGAGCAACTTCTGCAATTGAAGGTTCAATTTCATCAGGTAATAGGCTGTGTTGAAATGCACTCTTAATAGTTTTAATAAGAATTTCACTGCGCTCTAATAATTCATCATAACTAAACTGACCTGCTTTAATTGCTAATAATTCATCTCTATTATCACACCACACTTTCACTTTTCCTTCTTGTGCGATCCCTAATGCAATATAGAGTAATCTAAAAGTATGCATCATATTCTTGCTATCGTAACTTCTTCCATGGTCGATATTTTGCTGGTAACGAACATCATTACGTTGTTCAACCCACTGCCAATATTCATGATATTGCTTACGATATGCACTATAACCTTCTTTATTAAAGCTAAGATAACCTTCTAATTTTGCTGTTTTAGAAACACTACTGAGTAATACATCACTCGCATTTTCTTTTTTTATTATTCCTTGATAAGGTAATTTATCATTATAATAAATTGCATAAATATCTTGAGCATGGGTAAGCTTTGTTAACCCAATATGCTCTTGTTTCCAATGTCGAGATCCTAACCAAGTATTGATTAATATTGTCTTTCCATCTTCAATGACATAACAAAAATCGAGAATAGTTTTTAATTTTTTCTCAACTGGATTTACTATTTTTTTGTTGAGTCCTTGAGCTTTCTTAATCTGCCCTTTGGCATAATGCACAAATGTTTGAACACAAGTTTTAGACAAAAACCATTCTGGTTTTATCAGTGACATTAAAGGGTGTCGATAAATAACCATCTGTTCGGGTGAATTAAGTAGCTCTAAAATATTAGGATTAGATGCACACAATAGTTCTATAAATCTTCCAAGCTCATAATAAACTATATCATTAGTTTCATTACTGACTTGTGGTGTGTATTTCAACCCATAAAAAAGATCTTTAGGGAGGTAAAAGACACCCTTTATATCAGTATCTGACGTTTCCGTTGCAAGATTATGTGAACGACTTCCAGCGATACTTTCAAATAAAAGGTAAGGTTTTATATCTTCAATAGTCAGTTTCATCTAATTTATTCCTAACCCAATTATTTAAAATATCATTATCGGGTACTGTTCTTTTAGTTAAATGAATATTTGTCTCTTGCCATAAAAAAATTACTAAATGTTGCATCGCCTCTGTTGGGATCCAAGTAAAATGTTCATTTTTATCTGATTTGAAGTCTACTAATTCTTTGATGGCATTTTGCTCTTCAATAGTTAAAATTTTTATCAGCTCACTCAATTCCATAGGTGGAATATCACCTGTTTTCACAGTCCAATAAGCGGATAAAAGAGAACGTAACATATAAAACCATTTTTTTAATTTTATTGACTCTGCTCTAATCTCATTTTTAGGGTTATTTTCCGGAGAATAGCCACTCACCACTTAGCAATTCCTCTGTAATGATGAACAATGACTTTGGGTTGATAATAGAGTTTTGCAAGCTCAGATAACTCTTTTTGAACATTAGGATATTGTTGATAAATTATTTACTATTTATTTTTGTGAGTTATCTCCTCAGCAAGATTTTTGGATAGTCCCTTGTAACTCTGCGCGTTATGTTCTTTTTAATCAATTACAACATTGTTATTAAAATTATTTTTTCATTTTAATAAAACTTTTAAGTGTCAATTTTATCATTATTAATCAGTTAGTTGTTCTGATATTTACAACCCATAAATAGACATTTATTGTTATCAAAAAATCAACTTATCTTTATTTTTATTCGTCAAATAGTTAAATTTAATTATATAAATAACAAAAATATTTACAGATAAAATATAACCATAAGAGATAATCTATGAATACTAAAGATCTAAAAAGTATTACTGAGATAAGAAAAAATAATTTAATTTATGTGATTGAACGCTATTACGATGGTAAACAATATCGATTAGCTAATGCCCTTGGTATTGCTCCAAGTATGATATCTCGTTACCTGTCATCAAAAGACTTAAAAAGTCATCGTGAACTTACCGATCCCATGTCACGAAAAATTGAATATATAACTAAAATTAGCAAATATTGGATGGACATAGACCATCTGAAAGAAGATCATACAGTATCAGAAACAAAAGAATATATTCCAACAGAAATCGGCAATATCCTTTCAGATAACATCACAACATTTATGTTACATGATGGTATTAAATCCAGAGTAAAGCTGGCAACTGATTCAGATCTTGGCCAATCTACGGTGAATAGAATTATTAATTCTGAATCTAGTGCAACTGTAGAGAGCATTGATGCAATAGCAAAAGCTATGGGACGTCAAGCTTATGAATTGTTAATCCCTAAGAATGATAAAAGCACTATTAATTATGATAGAAAAGCTTATTCAAAATTACCTTTAAGTGAAAAAATATCAATTCAAAACTTTATTGAATTTATTATTTATAAAAATAATCTCGCCAGAAAAAAGTAATATATAAAAAAAGCCACCAGTAACATACTGATGGCTCTTGGTTTTTTAACCTTTATCAACTATTGCTGATAAACGGTATTTTATTCCCACTCAATTATATTCTAGCAACCCAACTAATTGATAAATATGATATATATTTAAATTAGATATCACTAACACCGTCACCGATACCGTCATTATAAAATCTGTCTACTTTTTCATCGGTAAGAATTGAGGAGTTTTTCCTTTGCTTCCAGCTCTGAAATGCAAAGGTTGAGTGTTCTGGTATTTTCATCTGCACGCTGAGCTTCACGCCCATATCGTTCAAGTGTTTCTCGTAGTTGTCGAGAAAGTTCACTGGCTTTGGCTTTCTCAACTCGGCAGGTATTGGCGTTATCGGTACTTGCAACTTCTGTTTTCGAGGTACCGGTTGAGAGCTGCACCCTGTCAAAGTGATTAAGAACACGATCAAGCAAAGCTTCTGTGCGTATCGTATCATGCTGTTGTGCGTCATGATATATCTCCAACCTATTCTGCTGTTCATTGTCTGCTTGTTTACGCAGAACAATATTTGTGGCCACATCCTTTTCATCTAATTGATTACCTACAATCTGTTTATTCATTGCTTGGTTATCAAAATAAATACCGCCAGCAACAAAGCCAGCGGTAAAGGAAACAGCCAAAGCAATTAACGCTATGACGGTTTTATTCATTAACGAACCCCATTGTGCTCTAATGAAAAATGATTACCGTCAGGACGAGTTTTAAAACGCCCGCCCCAACTTCCGCCCAATGATTCCCAATACTCCCCCAGTTCTTTATAGTCGCTGGTGGCTGTAAGGTATTTTCCGTTAGCATCAAATAGGTTGAAATCAACTGCTAAACGTTGAGTATGCAAACTGTTGCTAATACCCGATCCTTTCTTTGCATTTAATTTAGCTTGTTCTTCGGTACGATAAGCCTCACCAAACGTCAGTTTATATCCCTTCTGCTGAGCAAAGGTGATCAACTTTGCAACCATACCTGTAAACGTATTTTGTTTATCGACTAATGACATATTCACCCCTTTATAAACTTAATGACATTGCCTTTACTGACCAGCAACGTTGTGCAGATCAGGATATTGGCAAAGATGTTGTAGATATCAGCGTGATAATTAGGATCAAAGTAAGCGCGAATAGGTACGCTTGAAGAGTAAGCAAGAATGAGGAAAGCTAACCATCCACCTTTTTTACAGTGTTGTCTGCCGTCACGTTTAAAATAGAACACACGTAGAAATATGACGGTACAGATGATGGCATTAACAATAGTGAGCAATGTTTCGCATTTCATTGTTGCCCTCCTTGTTTCGGTATATCAGCCCTTCCATATGCTTTTACGCTTAACTTAACCACAAGCAAAGCGGAAACAAAAGCACCTACGGCATCGATATGTTCGATTTCGTATTGCTCAGGTTTCACACCGAAAAGACCAGTAACAGAAATAAAGATAGTTGCTGCAGGACTAAAGAATATAAGACCACAAACGAAGCTTAGAAAGGCTAATACCGATCTACGTTTAAAGCTATATTCAGTAGCAGCAGTGGTAAAGAAGATGGCTCCCAACAGTGAACCCATAACAACTTCTGCTGGAAGCCCTGCGAAGTAGCCAAGAAAAGCAGTAGTGCCGATCCCAGCTTTTGTGTAGACATCTTCTTGCATGAGTGTAGTACCAGTGATTAATGAGTAATCATGATACTACATAACCAATTAGATAAACAAAAAACCATAAAAGGAAAAATAAATCACATGGAGAACATACCTATATTTAAAGTGAGTCTCATTTATTATCATGTTCCTGTTAGTGAGTTGTCATTTATATTCTAAATATATCTTAAAGTAACTACTGGATGAAATGACGCCACCGTATCACCTGTAAACGATGTTACTTTTACGCTCGTTAAGTCAGGCTTAACACATTTAAAAACCACCTTAGCATCAATTCGTTGATTATAGTTAGTTAATCCAATATATGCAGAATCCCAACCCGTTCCTTTTGCAAAAGACACTAAAGATTTACTTTCGTCAGTTATAAACAGTGCACCATTATCTAATGAGCTTTTAAATACACCTGAAATAGACACCTCAACCAAAGCACCTATACGGAATCCTATATCATCAAAAGATACAATAATATTACCTTGTATTGCGGATTGAGCCTTTTTAAATGATATTACCTGCCCACCGTTATACTTGCCTCCTTCTATCGCCTTTCCTCCCATGGAGTTGGATATATATGTAGGAGTAGGTGTATAAAATGGATCTTCTACGTAAGTATCGCACCATGTATTTGATATTTCGCAACCATAACTAGTGGTGGAATTTAATTGTATCAATCCAGAATGTGCCCCTTTAAATGTTAGATTTTTAAAATGACACCGCTGATTATCACCAGAACCTGTAATTCCAACAATTGCATTGGGGCTTGTGTTCTGAAATACCCAATCTGACATTACAATATCGTGCCATGAGCGACCTATTACCAATGTTTGGCTTGTAAGATAAATTTCATCAGACATTTGAATAAATGCTTGAGTTGGAGGGGATGAATGTGAAGTAAACTCAATTTTTCCACCAAAGTAGGTGTTGTGATTAAAATGCAACCCAGACATAAAGTTGCCAGAATCTCTTTCAAATACTAAACAATATTTTGTTCTATCAATTGAAGCGCCTAGCCAGTTATCTGTTACTGACAAGTCTAAAACTTCATGAATTGACAACGCTCGACCAAAATTATCTATTGTACAGTTATGAATTTTTATACCTTCAGGATACCTACCTTCATTAGCATACGATAATCTTTCGCCTATTGATATTCCTCGGGTTTCTGAAGATGTCGGATTAGTTCCAAAAATAATGCTATTCGTGATGTTACATTCAACATTTTTATGCTGCAAACGTAATCCATTTCTACCATAAAAGAAACAGTTATCTATATTCCACGATCTTCCCCAGTCTGACTGTAAAAACCAATTAAAATTATACAATTTTACACGTTGTAAGTTAAACCTGTTAACATAAACATGAAATCCTTCCCCGCTCCCATACTCTCCCTGCATGTTGCAGAATGTAACTGTACCTGAATCATACTGACTATCTTCAGTCCATTCACCACCAATAATGCTAACTGATTCTATGCCGGCTCCATTAGTTTTTGCATTGAATAAATTACCTATACCTGATGCAACTTTTATTTTCGCACTATCGGCATTTATAGTTGTACCAGACTTTATATTTACCGATTTACCAAGTCTGCAATTACCATCAATAACAACGCTCTTTCCTAATCCTGCAGTTTTGTTTATAGCGGATTGCAAGCACGGCGCACAATCTACATCATTGACAAATAATGCCCCAAATTTTGAAATTGGAGCGCAGGCATCTAGTTGCAATACAGCAATATTACCGTTATTTAATAAATGATCGCTATAACCATCAGGTGTTTCATTGTAGTCGCTTGGAGAAACAATAAGATACGTTGCTCCTCCACCGCTGCTTTTTGAGTGAAATCCTAACGTTGCCACTAACATCCCTGGTGATAAGTCATTCTTTGATTTCATGACGTTAACGTTATTGAATTTCTTTACAATTTCACCGAGGTCACCTCGTAGACTTGCATCACCAACACTAATCCACTTACCTACCCCAATACCTCCTGAATTAACAGGACTTGAATTAACAGGAACACTTTTTGGCAAATCTCCATCCCAGCGATAATATTCTCCATTATTTTCAAAATGAAGAGCCTGATAGCGAGTTGTTATTTCTGCACCTTTTTCAAAAGAATCAACAAGGACATAACCAAGTGAACCAGTTTCAGCAGGATCAAGTAATTGAGGATATCCCTCATTGTCAAATCCAAGTTGTTTATTTCTACGTTGTTCAGCAGATGGTAATGCTGGTATAGCCTTATCCTTTACTCTTAATGTCTTGCTATCAATATATTTAATACTATTATCAACATAGTCTTTATTGGCGCTATCACTACCGAACTTAGGCGGTGCTAAATTTGTAATACGATTGCCTTTGGCGTCATAGTAGTTCGACAAATAGGTAGGCTTACGTAAGCTTAAAGAGAAAGTGCCCAGTGCCTTTTGAATTAACATTGTTAAATAATCAAAAGCATCTTCATGCACTTCAGCAAAGAATTTACCCTGATTACGTAAATCAGTTTCTTGTACAACAGGCAGATCGCGTTCTAATAATATCGTCCATCCTCTGGCTAATGGCTTATTTAAAACCACCTTACCGCCATGATAAGAACCTGCACCAACAATAGTGTAATCAGTACCATTCTTTAATGTAGTTTCATTACCATCGTTGTCAGCAACAACAACAATCAAATGCCTGCTTTCAAAGATACGGAATCGAAAATCAAAATCCGTTGTTACGCCATTACCTACATACTCTTCATGGCTTAATTCAGTAGATACCGTCATTGCACATCTCCTCTGGTGTTAATGAGGATATGATACGTTTAACTATAAAATATATCCATATTTGCAATAATGGTTATTATACAGAAAATTAGATTAACCATTTAGATAAACATTTTAATACATTTACGTTATTATAGTTTGCGTGACCGTTTTCATTAGTGAGGACTTTAGCCATGGAAAAGAAGTATGAATACCCTGCACCAGCTAACTATCCAGATGTAGTGAATACAGATGAAGGGATTGAAAAGTTAATTACAAAATCAAACCTTGAAGCACTTTTAACAAAAATGGGAGACGATGGTCATGATGTATCAGCTCCGCTTGTAGAACTGATAGCAATGAGAAACTTTATAGTTCAAAAGATGAGAGGCAATAAAAATATAATACCGTTGGTGGAATGTATTTTGTTTGAGCTTAAGAAGTAAGGTAAAGCACCGCTTAGACGGTGCTATTTACTCCAAATGGTTAATAAGTAAATAAACAAATTGCAATAACATAACCATTTTGGTAATTTACAACCCCTTATTTATGCGCCATAGTGATATTACATCAGCAAAATCTGATGTCGGGATTGGCGTCCTGAATCTATCTAAACGGCGCATACACCGCGCAAGCGGTTTTTTTGTATGCGAAATACAGCTACACCTATTCAATGGTGGGCTGTGTGGGGGCATCGAAAGATGCGCCAGTATCCGTTTAGGCTGGTACGCCAACCCCATACAGTTCACCACCAGTAATTGGCGTTGCTAGTGGTGATTACCCAAACTAAACGGAGTAATCATTATGACTAATCAGTTTCCTATCAATTTAAATCCTGAAATCGTTGTTAATAATAGAGGTCAAGCTGTTACCTCTTCTCAATCTGTGGCTGCATTCTTTATCAAACGCCACGATGATGTTCTAAAGAAAATACGAAACCTTGATTGCTCACCAGAATTTCATAACCGCAATTTTGCGGAGATGTCCATTAACCTAAAAATAGGCAATGGAGCCATGAGGAAAACACCATTCTTTCAAATGACTAAAAATGGATTTGTATTTTTAGTTATGGGTTTTACTGGAAAGAAAGCAGCTCAATTTAAAGAGGCTTATATTTCCGAATTCGACAGAATGGAAGCCGAACTTGCAGAAGAACGTTATTTATCAATTGGTAATTCAACAGATAAAAAAGACCTCATAGCACTTGTCGATCAACTGCAACGCACCATCCATGAAGGTGAATTTATCCCTGCTGGGCAAGTTGCTAAAGAATATAGTTTTCCTCGCACTCGTAAAAATCGCATCGAATTACTGGATGATTTTATGCGTAATCCAAAGAAAGATGTTTTACACAATCTTCTCACCTACCTAAAAAAAGATGGGCACAACGTTGATGAAGCTGAAAGAACATTACGTTGGGTTCGTGAATTGCTGTTAGAAATGAATGGTGCAATGCAAGAAATACGCACACACCATCAATATGTAGAAAGTTTGATTAGTCGATTATAATCACACTAAGCCCCTTTCGAGGGGCTTTTCGGTTGAACAGTTTTACTTTAAGAATTAATCTTCTTGGTTAATGATATTATCTCTTAAAGAAATGTGAGACCGTATGTTTGGATTATTTAGAAAAAAAGAAAAAAATACCTTTGAAGAAGTCCAGCAAATGGCTAATGACCTTGGATTTGTAGTTACAAATGGTGGTCAAGTATTGGCATTTATGGGATTGAAAAGTGACTATAGTAGTTCTGAGGTATTATCTAATCTATTAGTAATACACATTGCTAAACAAATAACAGAACTACCTTTAGATAAATTAATTACTGATAATACAATGCATATGATTGATAATTTTGTTGCCTATATAAACGATAGATATAAAAACCGTCACATAAAAAAACACATATACGAAAATGATTTCAACGCTATCATCACTATGATTTCTATGGATGAAGACGGTTTTCATCTTGCAAAAAAAATAGTAGAACAGAACAAGCCAATTAGTTATTCAGCCCTACTATGTGCGTTATAACTATTACTTCATCTGTTCTTCAACCTGATTTAATAATGGTGACAAATAAAACAAGTTTTGGAAAGGTAATAGTTTGCGTACAGATCGCACTTCTCTATCATCAAACTCACCATTAAATACGCCAGATATGATATTTTTAATATCTCCACCCATATCAAAAGTAGGGCCAGCTAAAGACCATATACTATTGCGACTTTGATAACGTGATGCTGGTGGACCACCAAACATGGCACTCATACCATAAGTACCACCGCTAAGGTTTTCAATCATGTTATTCGGCTCACCCAACCAGCCCATCATACCTGACCAGTCTAACCCTTCTTTCACTAAGTTAGCCGGTTCGGTATTAATATCTCGTCCTGCCATTTTAGCCTTGAGGACATAGACTAGGGATCCAAGTGCTACCTGAAGCAATGCTCCATAGTAAAATGATGCATCACCTGATTGTATGCCTGAAACCAACGCTCTATTGTGAGTAGCAAAGAAGAAAGTTTTAAACTGCATCACAATCTTTCCTATTTCGCTACTCATAAATAAAGGTGTATCACCAATGCCCGGTGTGATAACCGTGGTTCTGACATCTTTTAATACCGCAGCTTGGAAAGTTTCACGCACAACACGATCATCCCACAAATGGCTATGCCCTGTTAACATGCCGTCTAAGTCTTCCCCGTGTCGTTTAAACTGATCTGCTATACGCTTTAGCATTGATTCATCAATACCTATATGAGCCAGTTTCTTTATTTCTCGTTTACTTAACGAACCACCAGCATCTAAAGTGTTTGCTGCTTTCAGTACCTTAGATTGAGTAATAAGCCCAGACCACATTTTCATCGTGTCTGTATATTGGTTCATTAATGTGAAGTTACCAAATTTCTGTGATGACCACTGTAAACCACGCTCTAAATAGCTACGTCTGCTATAGGGATCGCTAAGGTCAGCAATCACTTTAGAACGACTGGATAATGCATATTCAAGGCCAATACCCATTTCACGCAAATCGGCCTTAGCAATGCGCATAGCACTGATATCAGTTAGCATCTTACCCAATGGTTTTAACGCACTACGTAAACCGTGTTGCATAATCGGACGAGCCATATCAGGTAACGATGATATTGTCATACCCCCCAATAAACGTAAAAAGTTAACGTGACGAGCCACACGGCCAGCACGAACAAAGAAACTAGAGGGATCTTTAGGCGCGCCATAAGTTCCTAACAGGCGGTCACGCATAGCACGAATATCACGTAAATCAGCCTTTCTTCGTGCTTCTAATCGACTACGTTCTTTAGGTGTGGCTGCATCAGCAATAAGCTGGTTGTATTCCTCTGTAATCGCTTTAATTTGATTATCCATATCAACACGACCAAATTTAGCCGTGAGTTCAATTTCAGGTGCGACTTGGCGAATATAGTTTTCCATCACATAGTTAACATCTGATTCGAGATAGTCTTTAATTCGTTCATCAGGAATGTTTAGCGTTCTATCTTTTGTAAAACCAGCACGTTTAACTAACCCATCAGGGATCAGTTCACTGGGTACAATGCCTGACGGTGCCCCGATAATTTTATTAACGATATCATCTGCTGCGGCATTTAACTCTTCACGCTCTAAAGGTGTCATGCGATTTAATGCTGATTGCCTAATTCTGTCATGGCGAGTTAATGAATTCGCAGTTCGTGTTAAACGACGATGTTCATTTCTAAACTTGCGAGGGTTATCAAGAATATCAACACTACGTTGTAACGCAGGTAATTTATTCTCAGCATCATTAATACGTTGTAACTTTCGTTGTAATGTTGCCTGTCTTCTTGTTTGCGTTTTATTTAGCTTAGCAAGGTTAGATAGTGAATTTAACTCAACTTCTACCGCATTCTTTTCATTAATGATTTTTTGATATTTATTAATATCATCCATCAACAAAGATTTTTTACCTGACCAACTCTCAGCCTCTTTAATCTCAAGCCCTAAACGTTCGGCTTGTGGTGAAGCGTTACGTGCTTTATCAATACCAATTTCAGCACGATCAAGGCTACCTTTAGCTTTATTTATTGAGGTTTGATTAATCTCTTCTAACCAGTCAGCAATGATTTTCTTAAATTCAGTACGATCATTTAAAATTTTGTCGAATTTATAAATACGAGGGAAGTAGCTTTGTGCTGTTGTCACCTTTACACCTTCACGTAAGATCCCTAATTCAACCATTCTATCTTTGGTTGCTTCGACAATAGGTCTAATAGAACGTGCTGCCTCTGCCACTTGTGGTATTGCATGAGTATCACCATTGCGCATAGCATCACCAACAGCCTCACTAAATTGGTAATAGCTCATATCACGGCCACCAGATTGACGATACTGTTTAAAGTGGTCTTTCGTCGATTCTACTTGCTTATAAACAAGTGTTTCATAACCTCTCACTTTTGTTTCAACAGCGGTAAATGTCGCAATACCTTCTTCATTTTTAGCAAAGGTAAAGTTGTTTTCTGTGAGTTGTTGGTTAATTTGGCGCGCTGTTTTAGATGGTGATTGAGCAACACGGCCAACAGGGCTAACCATCATTGTTCTATTAACAAAAGAGGGTCCTTTTAGTGTCTCTTGTTCAAGTGTGGTATTAGCAACTTCCGCAGCACCAATGCTTCGATCACCAGATTGATTGGCTGGTGGATTATTACTTGGTTGAGGTTCAATAATGTCATTTCTAACTTTATTAATTAACTCACCTCGATTTCTAACTAATTGCGCAGCTGAACCTAAGGTTCCACCGATCATGGCATCCAGCGTAACGTTAATCGCACTTTCAGTTAATGTTCGTGTTTCTTGGGTACTATGCAATGCCATTTCAGAAGCTACGCCACCAGCGGTATTTGCCAATGCAAACTTACCCGCGGTTGCACCAACACTACCGCCTTTTACTATTGCACCACCTGGTATCATCATTGCAGCAACATTAATTGGATCAATAACCCCCATAGCTATGCTACTCACAATACCGGCACCGCCTGAATCCATTAATTGCTGTCTATCATTCTTCTCACGATCAATGCGTTGTTTTATTGCAGCGGTTTCTTGAGGAGAGTTTGAATGAATAAAGGCATCGGCATAGTCTTCATAGCCTGAAAGCGTTAATTCATCTTCAAATGGGTTATAGCCTTCTACATCTTCAAATTGATTAAAAGGTGCAGTAGCAATCAAGCTACCCACTGAGTTATCGATACGAAACGCCGCATCACGTAATTCTTTAGTTTGCCTTCTATCATCAAGCGGATTAATAGGGTCATACCAAGACGGTGAAACATTATCACCGTAAGTAGGTTCAGTTTGCTGAACAGCATTAATATCCGCAGATAAAATATCATCAGGTTGTTGTTCGTAAATAGGCATCAGTTTTTATCCCAAGAAAAATAATTATTGAATTTATTTACTCGCTCATTGTGAGCTTCTTTATATTGCTCACGGATACTTTGACGACGTTCATCAAATTCTGAGCGCGATTTATCCAATGCTTCTTCTCGTTCCCTTTTATCCTGTGCTTCTTTAACGCTTTGCTGGCGTTTCTCCATTACCTCTTTATACATCGGTGATGATGACTGTTCTGGCTTAAAGCGAATAGGTAAACCGTTATCTCCCGTATATGGCCGATAAATAGGGATATCATCGCTACCAGTTTGTTTTATCATTATGCCGTAACTGTAATCTCTTGGTGTCACTGCATCAGAGACAATAACGATTTCAGTGCCAGAAGAAGCGCCACCAAATGACTTAGACATTAATTGCTTTTTCTCTTCTTCCCATTGTCCAGCGATCCAGTTACCAGCACCTGATTCATTAATACCGTATACAGCTTCTGGTGCATAACGCATAACTTCTTCACTGCCATTAATATTTGATACTGCCCATGTTCTTTTAATTTGAGCGTTAGTCATTTTCTTGGCTAGTTCTGCATCACCGCCTGTTTCAGCAAAGTTAGCGTCATACAACGTTTGATAGTCACGTAAGTAAGCACCATTTTGAGTGCCAGGCTTACTGACGTTTGGTGAAGAAAATGGTTTATACCAAGGGTAAAAATCATTGATATTAGATTGCGCCGCTTTATCTCTATCCTTGATATATCCTTTATCCCTGATTTGAGAAGCGATCATTTGCTTAGTGCGCTCATCTTGTTCAAATGTCGTCTTAAATGCAGTTTCTACCGCTTTCTCATCAGGCATACCAGCTCGACTTAAACTATATACTTTTGAGTAATACGCCATTGTGCTTGATGGAATATCCGTAGCTGATGCCGGATTGTTATCAAATATCTGCCCATACATTTTCGCGATAGGAAGAACAACTTCAGGATCTTTAGATGTTGCCCCCATATTCAATACAGACTTAACTTGTGATGGGATAATCCCTGTTCTTGCTGTAAGTTCAGCAACGGCATTTAAGCTATTAGCATCACGTAAATTAAAGCTCTGCTGAATATGTTTTTCAAAGTAATCATCTGCTGCCTGCTGATTATTCTTATCGTTAGGATCAAGCGGAAAGTTATTTTGAATGGAAAGCTGTAATCGGTTAGCTGCAAACTGTTTATCTTGTTCCTTGATGTTCCCTTCAACGAACTTACCAAATTTCTCCCAACGTTGAATTTTGCTTTCGTAGTTTGCTTCACCCGTTTGAGGTCTAATTTGTGATAACAAATCTTGCTGTGCTTGTGGAGACATCTCTTTAGCTGCTGACATAAAACCAGCATAACGTTTAGCTTCTTGCATATCGGCAGACATGGCTGAACCTTTGTCATAGCCAAACGCAGAGATTAATTCATCATGAGTAGGCGCATTAGGCGCTTCAAGCCCTCTTTCCCATGCTGCGTAAGAGTCCGCTACACGAGTACCAAGTTGTTGCTGTAACTCACCTTGTTTTTGCTTACGTAGCTGTTCTGCTTGTCGTAAATATTTTGCTTGGTCAGCTTCATCTAAGGCATCGAAAGCGGCAGATCCGGTTAATAGTTTTGGTGCTTCTGATGTCGCTTGTAATTCAACAAAACCAAGTGCTGACTGTATGCCTGTTGCTATCTGCTCATCAGTGTAATTAACACGGTTACGCCCATTTTCCTTATACATTATCGCTGTCGATAAATGCGTTAAGGTATCTAAATTCGTTAAATCTAATGGTTGATTAGGTGCAACACCAAGGTAATCAGATACATACTCAATGTATGCCTGAGTATCATTATTATCTTCTGGTGGTGCCCAGCGATTAATGATCTGCTCTGGTGTAACAAAACCTTGTCGAGCATAAGAAAGTAGATTTTTACCTAATGCTCTAATACCGTGCTCAGGTGTGGCAAACTTAGCAAATGCACCATCATCACCGGTTTGCCCTACCCATTTATTACTAGATATACGAATATTACCTGGGTTGTTGTTTCTAACACCTCTTGTATCACCGTTACTAGGTGTATACATATTCTCTTGCTGTTTATGCAGATTATCAGCGTAAGCAGTAGCATCTTCAGGGTTATCAAAAATCCCTAAGTGCTTACCTGTTTGCTCGTATAACGCAATAGCTTCATCATCAGATAACAGCTTACCATCGTCACTTACGGTAGGTATTAGCACTTCGCCATCATCGGTACCAATAGAAATCGTTCTTACTGTACTAATTGAGCCGTCTTCGTTTTTAACTGTTGGCCTATTGAGTAAATTAATATTTCCCTGTTGGGTCATTCCTTTAACTTTACCAACAGTACCACCATAGAACGCATTATTTCTGGTAGCACCACCAAGGCTTGAAGGTTCTCCATTTCGCTCCAAGAACCCCATATAATCAGCACCGAGTTGGTTTTCAATCGCTTTACGTGCAGTCGCTACTTTGAATTCTTGTTTCTTGGCGAGGATCTGCTCTTCACCCCAACCGTGTGATAATCCAAACTCTTCTATTTGCTGAAACACTTGTTTATGTGCAGAGATATAAGCTTGATTATCGCCGTACATTGATGCGGCAGACTCTGCATTTAATGTTAGCGTTGATTGAAACTGATCCTGTTCATAAGCTTTGATTTGCCCCATCTCATGACGATTCGCTTGTGATGCAAACTGAACACCCATTTCTTGCGCTTGTTGCATAAAGCTTTGTCGCACAATATCGTCAGGTAATGCCGATGATATCTCTCCGGCATAATCACGAAATGACTGTTCGTACTCAGATGCTTTACCAATCGCATTCTTACCTTGCTGTGAAAGTAATCCATTTTGTGGATCGGTCATCAGTTCGTTGGCTTTCTGTCGTAGCTGTAATGCGGCATCTTGCGCCAGTGCAACATTGGCTCTTTGTTTTGCTTCTGCAAATAAACCGACATATTGCTCACCAACACGACCAAAGCCAGCGCCAAAAGCATCAGGTGATGATTGAACAGAAAACCCATTATTTGGTAACTGCTCAGGCATAACCGTTCTATTATCGTATGTAGGTACCTTTGGCATGATTAAAATCCTTTTGGTGCTTTAGAAAATGTCTTACCTGCTTTCGCAGCACCTGAGCCACCACCACCGAATGGACTCCATGTACCACCAGCCAACTGATACGCGCCATAAGCTTGAATAGGGGCTGTTAATAACGTTGTCATTGCACCCATATTGCCTGAGCGTCTTGCCATTTTTGCATTAAGGCGATCATTCTCAGCTTGCATACGATAGCCATACGCTTCACGAGAAGCGTTATTAACCATAGTTAACGCATCAAGCTCACCCATTGCAGCAGTATCACCTAAAATATCTAAAGCCCCAGCAGTGCTTAAATCAATGCCACTGGCTGACATTGTTGCCGCCTGTGTACCCGCTAATTGGCGAGTGCGTCTACGCTGTTCTTGTGCCTGAGCATTGCCTTTATTAATTGCATCAAGTGCAGCATCTTCATTAATTTTTGCGTTTTGATTAGCCACTGATGCTTGAAATTTACCATCGGTATATTGTCCGTATGCTTGCAACGCAGAAGTACCAATTACTGCTGCCGCTAATGTTGTTGGTTCACACATTATTTAGCCCTCAATGTAAAACGATGGAAAGGTAACTGAAGTAAACCTACTGGCTTTGCTTCTTCAATCTGAAACCCCAACCAATGGAGCCACGCCTTAGCAATATGATTACGTTCATCGACATAATTCATCAGTGTTGGGTATTGCCCTAACATCTGTTTTAAGATGGGTTTACAACGCCGTAGAAAGGTTTTCTGGTGTTGCTCTAATAAATCAGTCCCCACTAGCCAAGGGATACCTAAACCAGTAAGTAATGAGCCAGAAGCAACACCAAAAATAGTCACGACTTCATCATTAATAATGCCGGCATAGGCTTTAGTAGAAATAGATAAGCCATGTCGTAATACCTGCTCAGGTGTTTGCATTGACATAGCATAGAACTCATCAACATCAGCTTGTCTTACATGTGGTAATAAACGAACAATATGTTCATGAGTAGCAGGAATAATTTGTACATGATGTTTTTTCATATCAGAAACCACCAGCATCAATACGCGGAATAACAGAGAGCACCGCTAACGGTAACGGATCAACCTGTCTAATAAAGACACGTCCGTTTTTGCTCCAATCTGCATCTAAATTAATTTCAACAATGCCTGTGGCATCATCAACAGGATTGTCGTAAAACTCGAATTGACGTTGAGGATACTCATATAACCGTTCTTTTTCAGTACCAGCCCAAATACCCCGACTACTATTTACAATTAAGCTGGCAACCTTAATAAGTTTCTTCTTATCAAGTAATGTTTCTTGCCCATTAATATGGATATCAAGTGTTTCTAATTCACTGGTAATAGGTAATCCGATATGCACTACGGCTGATGGCGTATCAATTTCCACTGCACCATTGGTGACAATGGCCTGCGGTGAAACATTAGCATCAGAAAGAATATTAACTGTCTTACCTTCAAGATGATTTAAGCCAGCAAAGCGATAGCGGGCTATGCTCCATTCAGTAGTGGGTGTATTTTGTAATGCTGGTGGGATATTGCGATTAGCAGAAATAACCACTTGATTTGCAGATATATATTGAACAATCTTACAGCGAAGCTCTTTATGTTCATTATCTTCAAAATAAGGAATATTGACGGCACTACCGATATCAGAAGCGCTAAAGACTGGATCGCCTGAAACCACTAATGGATAGTTTTCTTGATAGTTCCACTCACCCGCTCCAGCAGTGATGGTTACTGTTTTTACATCATCGGTGTTTCTACCGTCATAACTTAAGCCAGAATCCACAAAGAAAGCATCTTCTGTGCGAGTAAATAAACGGCTAGCCAAGCGCTCTACATACCGAACCTGTTTACCGTTTACTGTGCGCTGAACAATAAAATAGGCTGAATCTTCATTGCCTTCACTGATCGAACACGTTGACTCAAATTTCCCTTCTGTCGATTGTGGCGCCCATGCAAAAACTTGCTGTTCTCTTAAATAGGTTAAAGCCAGCATTAACCCATCGTCACGTATGCACCATGCTATAGAATATGGAACCGTAGTAAATGACCAATCAACAATACGATGACGTTGAAATAGGTGATTTGCCAACATAGTTAAGTCAGTGCCTTGGTACCCATCCACATCAAAGGAGTACGATAAATCACGCACAGCACTACCTTTCTCTTGTACGTAAAGCGCAATGTTCGCAACAGAGATTGGCGGTAAATCACTTGAGCCGTTAGCACCTTGTGATGACATTGAAAAACTGGAAGGTGTAAGTACTTTGTTCTGATCACCCGTGATTTGATATTCACCGCCAGAGGTCAATGCCACCAGCGAACCGACATCAATCAAATGGCGAATTTCATTAACTTGACGACCTGCATACGTGTAGACAATGCGATCATCATCTTGAATAGGATTGTTGCGCCCAAAGTCTTTATAGTCACCGCTACGACTGGCCCATATCGTTTGTGGGTAGGCACGAGAGCCGGCAAAGAATAAACGTTGTTGGTAATAAACAACGGTGCTTGGATAACCATCGATATCATTCCACACTGCACGCGCCCATTTATGGCTTGCATTATCTTCACCAACGGCATTGGATGGAATATAAGAGATCACCTTTCCTGTGGCTGTTTTGCCATCTTCACTAACAGTTTCAATTTTTACGATACCAAAACCACTATGCAAATATTCCCACTGGATCCCTGTATCACCACCCCAACCATCCCAGCTCATTCCTTCAGTATGAGACGGTCTTAGTGTTCCTGTTTTACCGCCACTATTGGCACGATAGTAGTTACTGTCAGCACGGCGTTGATCATTGAGGTTGGTTGTTTTATCTGTTTCCCATACAGGAACCGCATCAATATCACGTTGCTCTAAATAGAACTGCTTACCTATTTGCTCGGTACCAAAAATATCATGCGTAGACGTTAACGTAATTTGCCCCGTGCTTGCACTGGCATAAACTTTCATTGCCTTATCGGTATTGATATCTTCAAAGGGGCCGTTCTTGGTTTCAACGGAGACTAACTTCCAATCATCATGATCGTAACGCTGTAACTCCATTGGTGGATAATCAGTATGAACAATCGTCATAACATCGGCTGATTGCGTATACTTCAAATCAAACAAATCAGCTTCTTTATAAGGTGTAGATAATTCAAACACTTCGCCTTTATGTTCACCATCAGCATAGAGAACCTGCCCACCATCTTTAAATACGCGAATATAACGATCACCAAACTCTAACGCGTAGGTTTGTACGGTGCTGAATTGGAAAGGAATAAGGCGAGACTTCTTATTTTGATACTTTGTTTCAGCAATAAATCGTGTGCCTGGTCTATTCTCAACACCACCATATTGACGAACAATAAAGTTATGGCACTTGCGCAGTGCAGTTGAATACTTCGCAAGATCAACACGACCATATAGGCTTGGTGCAATTTCACCGCCTGAAAAACTAGGTTGAATAAGACTAAATGGCATTATGACAACCTCGCTTGTGTGAATTCATCCATATAATCAGTTGGCTCTGCTGACTCACTTAATGAATGTGCTGCTGCGCTTTTAATAACACCTTGGTAAATTTGTAGTGCTTCACCACCAATACCCGCATTTGATGCCAATGGACGAGCCAATTCAGCAGCTAAACGCCATGCAAGCGCATCTTTAAATAACGCATCAAACATATTGACGTCAGTAATACGTGCAACATACTCAAGCCATGCACTAGGATGATCAGTAAAAATTAATCGACCAGTACCGTTTTCATCTGAACCAACATGAAAATGGATTGCTGTATCTGGTCTACGGTACTTTTGATGAGGTTCGACAATGCCAATGGCTTTTAGGCAATCATTAGGATAGCGATAGGCATACGCCCAATTAGGCGGGGGATTATTTGTATTGGCTAATGCCACCTTTTTAGTCGCAAAGTTCCAAGGAAAATCGGCCAGCACACTATCACGACATTGCGCATAATGAAGGTTGCATTGAACGGCTTCTTTGCTGGCTTCAGTCATACTATTAATCGAACGACTATTGCCAATGCGACTTAATGCAATATTGCAAATTTCAATTTCTGAGGCCATATCATTTATCTCCAATAAAAAAGGGGCTCTCGCCCCCTTTATCATCGGGGGTTAAACCCCTAGTTCTTTCCGCTTTTCATCTATTGCGGTGCGCATTTTATCTGCGCCCATATTGTGATGAGGTGCTTTACCAAATAGCTGGGTATATTGCTCACGAAGCGCATCAAGGCTTGAGTCAATCGCCACACCTGAACCGCTTACAGCAATATTACTTACGCCTTCACCAGTATTATCACCAGCCCCATCAGCCACACTATGAGTATTAAGTCGAGCATCAGCGCCACCAATTAACGCTAAGTTATCGCCAGCTATACCGTCGTACTCAACCTCTTCACCGATTTCAAGTAGACGCCCAGCGATAAATGATTTTTTTAAAACCTTATATCGTGACATGTCACACCTTATTGAGTTACAGCATCGTAAATAGGATGAGCATCAACAGTTAGGTTAATGCCCGCAGTGAACTTACCCGCCGTTAATGGCCCTTCTGCAACAACGTATTGCAGACGCAGGTACTTCAAAACGCCTTGAGGTACTTTCGCCACAATACGTTTACCTGCATTTAAATCAGCAATTGGTATTGCCACAGATTCAAAGATAGATTTAGCATCAGAGAATTTATCGTCTGTCGCGGTTTCTAACTTAATTTGAACCGTCGCTTCACCTGATGCTTTAGCCTGTTCAGTCACTTGTGCAAACAGCTCTAATGGCTCACCAATACCGATATCACGAAATGCACCATGCACTGGCGTTAAGTCGATAATTTGCTTACTTACAGCAGATGCAGTAACCGCCTGATCCAGTGAAAAAAGCGTTTCTTTATCTAAAATCATTTTGACTATCTCCAAATAAATGAAAGTTAGCGGAGCCGTTAAACGACACCGCAATAACTTATTTCACCTGATCTTCAGTCGTTAAGATGGCATCAACACGGCGAACAGGAATTTCATCGAATGAAACAACTTTCTTACCGGCAACTTCTGCCATGGAAATATTGACGTTTTTGCTGTTTTTAATTTGACGACGCATCCAGCTACGAATTTGCTGGTTACAATAAAAAACAGGACGCCCCATAGAGAGATTAGGGATCTTCTCAATTGCTTGAATAAACAAGTCTGGCAAATCGAGTGTGTCCGCTTTTTCTGGATCTTTACCAATTTTGGATAAATCAATATTGGCGATACGGACAACATAACGCCAGTCACGAACTGAGATACCATTTTTCCATTGGAAGTGAGTACGAAAGCCTTGGTATTTACCTTTGTTTTCATCTTCTAAAGTAACTTCACCTAAATGGTTTTGCTCTAAACCTGCTTTAGAACCTTTAGGGAAAATACCGTGAACCGTGTTTTCACCCCATACCACTAACCACACAGAAGTTAAGTTACTGCCAGTACCACCAGCATCAATGATATTGACTGCATTCTTTGCTTTCATATCGTTAAAGCGTGCAGCTAATCCCGTAAAGCGCTGAGGATGAACCGTAGCATCACCATAAATAACCGTTTCAGCCATTTGCTGGTTCATTGACTCTAAGAATGCAATTGATTCAGACAATAGAAATTCATTCTTTTGCCCGTTCAAGTTAGCAAGATCTTTATCAACTTCAGAATAGGTTTCAAGCATACCAATCGCATCAGTAACCTGTGCTGTGGTTGATTTGCTTGGCGGTACACCATAATTAAGCAAACGCCATGTCGCAGATGGTAAACCAGTACGAACGGTTGTACGGTGACCCGTTGGTAAATTACCTTCAACGAAAACCATATCATCAAGAATTTCATTAGACTGATTCAGCAATTCGACGATCTTCGCTTGCTTGCTGTCAGGGCCTTGTCGTTTAGCCCAATCAACGAGAGTTAAAGCAGGCATGTTATTTCCTCTTTGTTATCCAAATAAAACATCAGCAGCACTTTTACTGCCGTTACTGTTGCCAGTGACAAGACCGTCCTCTGACATTGCTTTGCCTATCTTGGCAAAAGCCCGAATAATCTCTGGGTGATTACCTAACCCTGTTTCTGTTAAATACAATTTCAAATCATCAGAACCATAGGTATCTAATGCCTTTTGTGCCGCACCGATAGATTCAGCGGAACCAAGCTCTTTATCTGCTTTAACAGTTTCAGCCCATTGCTCTGTCTGTTTTTGCCAACCATCATTGATTTGTTTCTGAATAGCAGGCATGATTTTAGAGCCATAAACATCAACCAGTTTTTGCGCTTGTTCGTTGTTTAAATTCAGCTCACGAGCAATCGGCTCAAAGACTTCTAATGCACCTTTATCAAGCTCTTGCCCTTCTTCTGGTGCTTTAAATTCATACTTTTCAGGCGCACCTACATCTGATTTATTGGCATCATTTTTCTTATCAGCCGGCTTGCCCTGCTCTCCACCATTCTCTTTTTCAGTGCTTTTAGTAGGATCATCACTATTTGCTGGTGGCTCATTTTTATCTGTTGCTGATGTTTCTTGAGTAGGTTCCGTTGCTGTACCGCCACCACCTTCACCTCCATCGCTGTGTTGCTCGTTATACAAGCGACGCATAATTAATTTCTGCCATAAGTTCATGACTGCTTCTCCCATTCTTTAAATTTTGGTTAAACGCTTGGTGTAGCTGCTTCATTTGCCATTTGCGCATAAAGCTCAGGGCAAACTTGGTGTAATTGATTGAAAACTTTTAATCCATAGTTACGTTCTCCCTCTCTAAATGCCATTGCATAGGGATCATTAGAAAAAGAGCTACGAAATACGCCAGAGTCAGAAATCAAACGCCAAATAACAGCACGCCCAGCTTCTGTGGACATAACCTCTTTTAGCTGTTGTTCCTCTTTCTCTTGCCTATTTTTTTGTTGAATATCGTATTCAGTGCGAGCGATTCTCTCGTCTTCATACGCATCAAATGGATGTGTCATTGAGCACCTCCACCAGCCATAGCGGACAGAGCACTATCATTATCAAGATTGGTATCACTGAGTGTTTTAGCACCATCAATAGCGGACTGCGCCATTTGCATCTGTGCCATTTGTTGCTGTTGTGCTTGTCGTTGTTGACGTATGGCTTGTACTTGCTCATTGGTTGCAACGATTGTTGGAGAGACACCAATTGCCGATGCATAGTTATCAATAGCATCATCAGCGTTAAGCTTATCTAATGCTTCTGGTTTAACTCTTGCCAGATTGCCAACGAAGCCCGCAAAACGTTCGATACTGCCAACACCAATCGCTTTCTGTGCCTGAGCCATAACAGAAATGTACTCAACCTTTAGATCCATTCCCTGCATTTCATCAGGTGCAATGGGAAGTAAGTTTTTATTTACTAAGATTGAGAAAGTGCGATTAATCAGCTTGTCGAGTAACTCAGAATCAAGGCGTTGCAGAACAGGCCCTAATTGCAATAGCTTCTCTTCACGCATTTCAACAACGGCTTCGATCGGCATAGAGCGCGTATTCACCATTTGCATCATGCGGAACAAATCAACAAAGTAAGCGGTATCAATCAGTTGACGGGTATCTTGAACATCTTCAAGTAGTGCTTTCAATGCTACGGGTTGAACATCAAAAATCGTTTGAATTTTATTAGTAGGATTTGCCTCATCAAGATAGTTAATGCCTCCGGGTATGGTATTTACCCGTTGGTTTTTTAATGAGGCTGGCACTTGTAAAGGTGGATTGGTCAGCTTATCAATCATCTGCGCTTTACGCTTTTGCATTAATTGAAGTGCTTTAGTACCACCTAACGCCAACATACCAGGGCAAGATGAACCGTAAACATCTTCACCATTAACTTCCCAACGTGGCGCCATAATAGGAAATTCATCATAGCCAGACTCACGTAACACTTTCTCGTGATCACCCGCCACTTCAAGATAAACGGATTTAAAAGGCTTGTGCTTCGCCTCTAACTTTCCTGTTTGTCGTTCAAGGTTTGGATATACGGCATGAACCACTTCAATCCATTGGCTGTACTGGCTTGAATTCCACATTGATTTAACAGTGTCGCTAACGCTATCAACCCCGAACTCCATTACCAACTGGCGAACGGTCATCGTAAATTTGCGATAGCAAACATCAACACTCAGGCTTGGGCTATTTGCAATGTAATAACTGCCAAGAGGGAAATGAACGGTACGGATAATACGCTGGCTATCTTCAACAACCGCCATTGCTGCAGTGCCAAAGGTACCTAAATCCCCATACATCAACGGTAATGACTGATAGAGATTAGAACGATTGAACACTTCGTTCATACGCTGTTCTGTGGTTTCTAACCAAAGTTTTACAGGGCCATAATCCATTAAATCAGGATCAGGTGTTGCTAAACGAAACCAAGGACGAGCAGGACTTGTAATGCCTGACATCATGCCACTGGAAAGCACCGATGAAGCTAAAGATGCCGTAGGGTCAATAATCTTACTATTACGGCGATCACCTCGATTAACCTCAGATGCAGTAAAGCGCGTACTACGAGGACGAGTGAAATCTGACAATTCACGCCAATGCGGTTCAAATGAGCTACGCTCTGTTTCCAACTGATTAAGTTGTTGCAGTAGCTGTTGTTTCAATGGCGTTGACATAGTCACCCCTTATTGACCAAGCAAGGTTTTACCGCTGGTGGATGCTGAACTTGTCGCACCCTGCGCACCCGTTAGTAACGTAGACTTACGACCTGCGGCTGCACGGCGACGACGCATTTCATCATCACGACTACCCGTTACTGCCGCATCTTGTTCTTGAGGTGCTGCCTGAACTGGTGGAGGGGTAGTAATTTTTGGAGTTGAGCCTAATCCGCACATAATTCACCCATAGATTAAATTAACCAATATTGCATATTAAATTAATAATACATGTTATTTGACAATATTGAAAATTATAACTACCATTTTGGTTATGCAATGCCACTGCATTTTTCTCGGTATTGTTACCACGACAGCGTGCTTTACCTTAGGACTGTTTGCCCTCTACTCCAGAGGGCTTTTTTTTATGCGAATGGATCGTAATCTGAATTGCTGACATTAACGCCAGAATGAGGTGAGGAGTAATTTCTATCTATTTTGGTGACTGGATAGGCGAATGTCAGTGCGAGCGCATCACCTTTACCCGGTGAACGACCAAGACGCTTTTTAATTTCTGTTTTATCTTCTAGTACAATCTTGCTATCAATAACACGAACTTTGTATTCACCACATGACAAATCATCTGCGGTTTCCTGATCATCAATAGCCCCGCCAATTTTTAGCCATGTCTTAACGCTGTTATACATTTCACCGCGTTTGTTTAGCATTTGTGGATCTGTTGATGCACCACCAAACTTAACTAAACGCCACACGCGTCCCCAACTTGTTCCAATAGAGTGAATACCGGTACCGTAACCAAAATCGATATGAACAGCATCAGCCTTGTATTGATCTTCAAAGTCAGCAATGCGCTTTGCCATAACAACATCGTCAGTTGTTTTAAAGCCCGTCCACAAACACTTACTGAATAAACCTTGACGCAGATAAATGACTGCATCATCAATACCAGAATAGGCAGGGTCAACACCAATAATTACGGGCGCATGAGCAACTTCAGCTTGTGTGACAATGCGTTTCATGGCTTCATCGGTTAAACCTGTTGGAATAAACTGTAGTTCTGATGCTGACGGGAACACACCACGAACACGAACTTTAAAGAAGTCGCTATCTTCGCCGTAGTCCTCCTCCCAGTTTTTAATCTGCTCTTTGTTGCTACCTTCAACGGTACGGCTATCAATCTGCTTGGTGTTCCAACGATGTTTAAACTTACGAAAACACTCACGAAAGCGCCCTGTATTACGGGTTGGGTTACCGAATGCAATCCAAATGATTTCGGTGCCTTCATCCGTTAACGCCCCTTCTGCAACTTCCCATACCAGATCGGCAATATTAGATGCTTCATCAAACACCAAGATAATACGCTTACCTTTGTTGTGAAGCCCTGCAAATGCCTCTGTATTGTTCTCAGACCATGGCACAGCGTCAGCACGCCAAGCATTAGCATGATTAGGATCGTTTGAGTAAATAGCTGTCTTAGTACAAGTAAACCAATTATTGGTAAGTGATAAGCGTTGCCACTTCGCTATTTCTGGCCACGTTTTAGTACGTAGCTGATTTTCGGTGTTGGCAGTGACGACTACTTTACAATCTTCGCAGGTATCCATGCCCCACTTGATGATCATTGAAATAAATGCAGATTTACCAATGCCGTGACCAGAAGCACGAGCAAGTAATAATGGCTGGTGGCGTGTCTTTGGATTGCGTAGATGTTCACCGATTTCATTTAATGCTTCGGCTTGCCACTGACGAGGACCATTATATTCTTCAAGCTCTCCACCAGCTTCCCCCCACGGAAACGCGTAATACGCATAACCTAATGGATCATGCGTAAATGATGCGATATCTTCAATGAGTTGTTCTTCTGGTGATTTCTGCAAAGCTTCTGACATTACTCAACGCTCCCTTGCTGAGCACGTTTACGAGCAGATGCCAACTTATCAGCAAGCGATACGTTTACATCAACCTGTACGCGGTCACGGAAAGCGTTCACATCAACGTGTTTACCTACCAGCTCCAATACGCGTAGCTTATCCAGTAGCTTCACTTTTTTGACAATCACATTCTCATCAACAACCGCAATTTCAAATGAAGCAATACTTTTCCGCCACACAGTAGGCCAATCCTTGATAAGTTTGATGTCACCATTGTCATTGAGAATATCAGCAATATCCGCATCAAGCATATCAACCAAGCGCTTGAGAACATTGTCAGCACTCATCTTGGTGCGCTTATTGCGCTGTTGCATAAGTTGTGCGATACGCTCTTGAATACGGGGATCAGCCATTAGCTGTGATGCGCGCTTGCAAGCACTGCCAGAAGCATATCCAGCAGAGATTGCAGCATCAGTTTGATTATCGGGGGATTTGATATATTCCTGACAGAAACGTTCCATCTTGTCGTTGATAGGCGTTGGCTGTCGTGCAGGTTTCTTTCTTGGTCTTTTGATAGTCATAATCATCACCTCTTTGGTTATTATGGCTATTCAAAATATAACATTCAAATCTAATTAGGTATTAATACACCAATTTAAAACCCCAGTATTCGAGGGAATTAAAATAGAAATGAACACCCGACGGCTATCTGGTTGACAAAATCGCGTCAACCAAATTTCTATTTTGCTATCGTTTTGTCAACCAAGTTAAGCTGTAATTCGCGATATCCATAAGTGACCCAACATTTAGCATCACCAGATAAACAGCATTGCTGAACGGGTAACTGTTCGCCACAACGCTCACACTTACGCTTAGATAGCTCCTCAGCTTGTCGCTTATACTCCGCATCATCTTTACGAATAAGCATCTGTATGTATTCAACAACATCATACTGTTCACGACCAGGCATACGTAGAACACAATTACGCTGTAACATCTCCAGCTCTTGATTATCCACCAGCAGTTCAATCTTCGTTACGCCAAGTTCCTTTTGGCGCTTACGTTGTAATGCCTTACGTTCAGCAGGTGATTTAGCCATTAAGTGACACTCCAATCACAGTAACAACGACACACCAGAATACAGCGAATAAAATGTACTTAGTTAGCATTTATCAGCTCCTCAGGTATCTCAACTTCATCACCTATCTCAAGCATAACAACCGCTAGGCAAATAGCTTCTTGAGCAGTATTAGCAGTGGCATAATCACCCATTAAATGTGGCGGTGATGCATAGCAATAATTAACCCCGTCAACTTCTTCAAACATTAAATCAATCCAGTAGTTATTTATAAACTCACCACACTTTAACCAGTCGCTAGATGGGCTATATACACAGTTATTAGCATCAACAATAAACTCTTTGCCAATACGAGCATCAACGCCAACGGCTTTACCTACTGCCCAATCAAGCGCTAATCCTTTTAGTTTTGAGGTTTTAATTTTCATCATTCACCCTCTGGTATTGGTGGGAGTGGCATCCAGTGAGTTACGAATCTAGCTACTGTTTCGATTAACTCGCCATCTTCTTTGGTGATAATTTGAAATGAACAATACTCGTGAGTTGCTAAATATATAAATCCATCAATATCGACAACTAACACCTGTTCGCCATTTTCAGGCAATCTCTCACTCACCTTAACCCAATTAGTTCCCTGCATTAGATGCCTCCTTTTGGTTTAGTCTTTTAACAAACGCATCAGAATCAATTCTTAAAAGTCGATTCATAACTTTTTCACAACGATATGGTTTGTGCATTTTTCGATTGCGATCTGCTGTCTTTTTCCCACCTCTCACATATCTACGCTTCCGTGTCATTGCTTCATCAGCGTAGAGCCACATCAGTTTTTTAAATTCTGTTCCTTTCATCTAAAAATCCTCTTGCGTGACATGTCACGATTGTTTGATTTATTGAATAAGCCTAATAGCATCAATTTCTTGGCTCATAATTTCTTCCCAAACTCATTCAACGATTAATTAACTCAGTCACTAACTTAACGAATGGTAATAAGTTCATGATTTTCTGTATTTTCAGGTAACGTTACCCCTATCTTCCCTTGTTCACCACAAAGCTTTGACGCGCTGATATTCCACACCCTGCAATCCTCATCAAAGATGGCGTCCATAACGGCTTTAATCAGGTTATCGACATCAGGACGTTGCTGGTGAGGTTTACCATTCATCTCAATGCGTTTCTTCTTGCTCCATGATTTAGGCATAGGGATAACAAACGTTAAGTGAGCACCGCTTTCAGGTAACGTAAAACGGTTAGCTCTCATTTCGTCACAAAAAGCGTGGTACTTAACGACAACCGGTCTTTTCTTCCATGCGTCACGTTGTGTCATACGTGGCTTTGGTACAGGATTGATATAATAAATTTGCTGTTTCATGCACGTACCGCCACCAGCATTGCGTTCATACGATTATGAATATCAGCAATCTTTCCATGCTGTAACGGCGGTAAACTCTTTCTGACGTAGGTTAGTGAGCCTTTCTGACAGATAACGTGCTTATCCGTAGGTTTTGCTGGCTTCTTGGTCATTAGAGAGGCTTCTTTTTTGATATCTAAATCACGTAGACGCTCCATGTAATCAGGCGCTAGGGTGTATACATAACCAATGCCGACTACCGCTCTGCGTTCTACAACGGAGCTTTCAATCAATTTAATCAGTGCATAATTGGTTGTTGAACGGTTCTTCTTTCCCTTGAGATCAGAAGCAATTTCCGTTATCTCGTTAACTGACAATGGTTTTTTATTGTCACGTAAAATATCAACAACTAAATCCTGCATAAATTTCATATACGATAACCCTTAATAGATTAATCATTATGGTTAATATATCCAATTTGGTTATGTTTTCAAGTATAAAAAAACAGAGTTTTTAATTAAACTCATACCTACTTAAAACGCTCTCAAATCGTCTATACGCTGTTTTCACTACTCAGACACTCAATCGCATACCTACAACAAATAAAACTCACCAGTGTTTATTACGCTAAGGATTTTAATATCCAATAAACCTTATACCGATTTATGTTTACGTTTATCAGCATTTTCTAATAAATCTATCCATGCAGGTCTTGGTCTGGTTTTATCTTCAAGTCTTAACGTAGGCTTAGGTATGACCTCACCTCGTTGCACTCGCTCAGACCACATACGGATCATTTTATTTAATTGCTTCTCAACCTCCGCTTCTGTCAGCCTAAGGTCATATACCTTTTGCCTAAGGTCAGTGAAGATCCAATACTGCACCGGATGCCTAAATGGGTACATCTCAGCACTATGATAATTGCATCGTCTGGCTAGGTATTTATTGAAATCTCTCAGCATTTCATCAAGTGGAATTCCAAAAGCATTCGCATCTACCAACTTGTCAGAAAGCATTGAAATAACATCAGATAACTCTGGTGGCCACGGATTACCATTGCTACAACGCTCAATGCAGAATTTAAATATCAAATCGAATTGATCGCTATTCAATCCGCTGAGTGCTCGTTTCCACATCAATGAGGGTTCCGTCCCGTTCTTGTTTGTCCATTTCTCCCCATAGAACTCCGTCATTTGTAGCCAAAGAGTCGAGATACTCTTGCCCATGTTTTTCTCTGATTTTGTGCTCCACGAGTTGTACGGCTCTTGATTTGCCACTGTTTGGATCGAATTTAAATTCTGATTTGCCATTATTATTTACTCCAGTATTGCTGTTATTCGCTTTAGCACGTTGGAATTTAATACTTTTTGCCAATGCCATTTCCCATTGTTCGTGATGTTTAGCTTTCCCCTCGGCTTTCCAGTATGTAATAAACTCGGCAAGTTCAGTTGGTTTAACTGGCTCTGTTAGTGCATGCCCCCAAAAAGCAGATTTACGTAAAAAATCGCTATCAGGTTCCCATTCATCAAACATCACGAATTTACCGTCAACGCTAAAACCACCAGCAGGAACTCTGTCATTTAAAATGGCATTATCCACATCAGGCAAATTTCCTTCGCGCGCGTTACAGAGAGTTGTTTTAATACTTCCTTTCCCTTCCTTTCCTAAAGGGAGTCCTACCGTATCACTACCGTAGTCATATGGTAGTAGGTTCATCTCTTTGATTTTACTTGGTGTTTTCTTGTTTACGACTTGATGTTTTGTGAAATTATTTATTAATCCAAAGTGCTTCCCATTTTGGGCAGAAAATAAGCTGATATAGCCACAGTTGGAAAGCTCCTGTAGTAGTACCGGAATACTACGGGAGGTTTCACGTATTGGAAAAACAGCCGCTTTTATTAGCTTCGGATTAGCATTGAAATAGCCTTCATCATCAGCGTAATTTAATAGCCCTATCGCCAATAAACACGCTGACTCAGATATTTCAGCCATATCCTCATCAGTCCAAAATGTTGGCTTAATAGTCCTGATACGGGCCATATCACCCCCTGATATTGTCTTCATAAGCAATATTTCTATTACGAGCCATCTTTAATAATCGGCTGACTTCTTTTCTGTAGTTGGATGAATTAATTGCGGAACATTCAACACAAACACCATTACTGGTAAAACGCTCAGAATCATGACCATGTCTACATAATTTTCCCGTATAGAAACGACTTAAACCATTTTCAATGGCTTGCTTTCTAGTCACAATTTTCATCATCACCTCTTTTTCTATGATTAGTTAGCAATAAGATTATCCATTATTTTAAAATAGATCAACCTAAAAAGATTTATTGGTTACCAACAAAAAATTAAGGACCACCGAAGTGATCCTTATCAATAAATAGCCTTTGAATTATTATCGAATAAAGAAATTGATTAATTGCTCTCTGGTTGTATCTGCACCGAACTCAATACAAATATCATATAACTTATTGAGTTTACTTAGTGATGGTTTGCGTTTTGCATAGCGTAGCTGATGTGATAGATACAGTTGGCTATACCCCGTTCTTTGAGAGAATGCTTCTCTTTGCTTAATCGTTAAGCCATTCCAAAATTTTTTAAAGTCGAAAACTTCCATACATTCACCTAATTGATTAACCTAACAATGATAATAATCAATTTGGTACTTTACCAAAAGGGTTATTTATCTATTTAATACACCATAAGTTAATCAAATTTGTATAAAGAATAGACACCAAAGGACTTGGAAATGAAAAGCATTGCTGAAATTAGAAAAGATAATCTGATTTATATTATTGAGCGTTATTACGAAGGTAAGCAAAAATTGCTGGCTGATGCTCTTGGTGTAGCACCAAGCATGATCTCTCGTTATCTGTCACCAAAAGATTTAAAGAGTCACCGTGAACTCACTGACCCAATGTCACGTAAAATTGAATACGTAACAAAAATATCTAAATATTGGATGGATGTAGACCATCTAAAAATCGGCCACGTTGAGTCAGAAAATGAAGAATATATTCCAACAGAAATTGGAAAAATAATTTCAGATAATATTACGACATTCATGCTAAAAGACGGTATCAAATCAAGAGTGAAACTCGCCATTGATTCCGGGTTAGCTCAATCAACCGTAAATCGCATTATCAATTGTGAAGCCAGTGCAACTGCTGAGAGCATCGATGCAATAGCCAAAGCAATGGATCGCCAAGCATACGAACTACTAATCCCTAAAAATAACAAAAGCGATATCAATTACGATAGAAAGTTATATGCTAGATTACCTGCAAGCGAACAATCAGCAATTGAAAATTTTATTGAGTTTATTATCAATAAACACCATCCAAAAGACCTTGAGTCATCAGCTGAATAACGCAAAAAAAACAACCAAATTGGTTAATTTTATATTTTTTATTTTACATTAATTAACCATTTTGGTAATTTACATTCCCTTATTTATGCGCCATAGTGATTATTCATCAGCAAAATCTGATGTCGGGATTGGTCTCCTGATAACTACGAAGGCGCATACACCGCGCAAGCGGTTTTTTTGTATGCGAAATACAGCTACACCTATTCAATGGTGGACTGTGCGGAGGCACCTCAGGGTGCGCCGGTTCCCTTTGTAGCCGGTAAGACCAACTCCGTACAGTTCACCACCAGTCTGATTGGTCTCAGCTGTGGTGATTAACCTAACTACAAAGGTGATCTCCATGACAAGTTTAAGTATTTCTCCATCTAATTTACCCTCCATTGTTCATAACAATATGCCAGTTATTACTACTGAATTATTGGCTAATGTTTATGAAACAGATACCAAAAACATCCAAATGAATTACTCAAGAAATAACCAGCGATTTATTGCTGGTAAACATTTCTTTAAACTCACAGGTTCTATTTTAAAGGATTTTAAAAACAGACCCACTAATTGTTGGTCTGTTGCAAAGCAAGCTCGTAGCTTAATTCTATGGACAGAACGTGGTGCTGCACGCCATGCTAAAATGTTAGATACCGATCGCGCATGGGATGTATTCGAAATTTTAGAAGATAACTATTTCACTAAACATAAACCTAATACTCGTATCGGTAACTCATTACCAAACAACGCATCAACAGAAGAATTACTAGCACTTGTCGATCAGTTACAACGCACCATCCATGAAGGTGAGTTTATCCCTGCCAACCAATGCAAATTCCCACTTACCAACAAAAAACCATCTCAATTAATCGATGAATTTGCTAATAATCCTAATCAGTGCGTTTTGCATAATGCTATTTCATATCTAAAGAAGTGTGGAAACAATGTTACTGAAGCAGAACGAGCTTTAAATCACATTCGTTTTTCTCTTATTGAGTTACATGAAACAATCAGAGAAATACGCATTCACAATCAAAGAGTTGAAAAAATAACTAGGCATTTATAACGTTTTTAGGCACTAGAATAAACTGGTGCCTTTTTGACCTTGTTCACAAATTCATATCCATTTTGGTAAATTATTTATTTTTATCGGTTGACATTGGTTAATTTGTGGTTATGATTAAAAACAAAGATTAACCAATTAGGTTAATAGCTCTTTAACAATATGGATAAAAGAGACTGATTTTTTAATGCGCTCAGACATAACCAATTTGGTGATTAGTCATGATCTTTTATATCAAAGACGGTAAGCATGTATTTACCTTATCTGGCTTAAATGAGTCACAGTCATTTGACAATTTTAAAGCCGGTATTGAGTGGGCTTATGTAAGAAAGCTCGCATTACAAACAGAACAATTAGTAGGTAAACAAAATGTCAGACACTAAGCACTTAAATGTGTTGATTGCAAAAGCTCTTTTACTTAACCAAGATATTACTGATAGCGAACAAGTAGATGCGCTAACAGCTCATATCAATGGTGATATTGAAAAAGAAGAGTTTAAGCAATATGAACACTTTATTAATATCACGCTACTTGCACTTTCATTGGTTCCTAATATCAGCAGTGAACTCAGTGAAGAGCAAATCGTTAACGCTATTATGTCATTTATTGATAACCCTGATATGCGTAGCGTTCGTCATAGAGTTAATCACTTTAACTCATTAATAAACCCAAAAACCGCCTCAATTGAGGTAGAAAAAAAAGAAGTACCTCAGGAAGAGGTGATTTTTCACGCCAGCAAAGATAACCAAAACGGTCAACACAAGGAGACGGAAGATATTCCACAGGAAGAAAATGACCAACCTGCTTATTTTGAACCTGGTCGTTATCCAGATATTCCTAACGAGGTGTATCACAGTTCAAACGGCATCAGTAGTTCGATGCTAAAAGATGCTCGTATTAGTTTGATGTATTACGAGTTACGCCATGTAACAAAAGTCATTGAGCGTGAAAATAAGCGTTGTTTCGACTTAGGTAGTGCATTTCACACGTTAACAATGGAACCTGCAAAGTTTGATGCTGAATTCAGTGTTAAGCCAATTATTCCAGAAGATGCCTTTACAACAACGGAAACAATGAAGTCATGGATTGACGAATACAACAATAAGTTGCCCAAGAAGCTCTCACAAGATGAGTTAAAAGCAATTATTGAAGAACATAATGCCACTCTGACACCGCAACTTTCCACCAGCGGAAAAGCCGAAGAGCTAGGTCAGATATACATGCAGTTGCCCGATGAATTTAAAGCCATTCCAGAGGATTGGAAATTCACAGGTGCAGCAATGAAAGCCTGTATCAAAGCCTATAACGATACTTTGCCAATACCATTGAAAACCTCAGGTAATACAGAAGCATTACTTGAGCAGATAAACAGCGTTAACCCTGAGTTATATTTGGCAGAAACAAATAAACCTGAGCCACTTAGAAAACCCGTCAAAAAAGATGACCTCATGCAGGTCATTAAAGAAGTGAACCCTGATGCTGTATTTGAAGATGAAATCATTAGCCAGTGGCTTAGTGACGATTCAAAAATTCATGTTCAAACCGTTGACTATGAAATGGCAAATAACATGCGTAACGCTGTTATGAACCACAAAGAAGCATCCAGTTTATTAAATCACCCTAACCGTGTATCAGAAGTGAGCTACTACGGCATTGATGAAGATACTGGTCTTGAAATTCGTGTTCGTCCTGATATCGAAATTCAAACAGAAAATAACCGATTAGGTTTTGACCTCAAATCAGTAGCACTTGGTCGATTTAAACAAGATGCCATTGAAGCCATGATCCGCAGAGAAATCATTAATCGCGATTATCACATCAGTGCAGCTATGTATTGTGATGTGGCAATGCTGGATCAGTTCTTCTGGATATTCGTTAACAAAGACGAGCATTACCACTGGGTTGCTATCGTTGAAGCCTCTCCTGAATTACTTGAACTGGGTCGCGCTGAGTACAAAAAGACACTGCGTGATATCCGTGAAGCTATGGATACAGGATATTGGCCAGCGCCAATCACCACTACTCTCACTATCGGTATCACTGACTTTGAGCAGAGAAAGTTAGAAGAACTGCAAAACGAAGTCGCTTAATAAAACTGCGCTTGAACAATCAGGCGCACGCTTGGAGTAAATATTATGTCAGAAGTAGCAACTCTCGAAAGAAACCAATCAGTAATGAATAACACATCATTACTTTTTAATCCTGAATCATTAGACCGTATTGTTAAATTTGCTGAGCTAATGGCATCAGGTACAGCAACGGTGCCAAGGCATCTGCAAGGTAAACCATCTGATTGTCTTGCTATCACAATGCAGTCTGCACGCTGGGGAATGGATCCTTTCGTTGTCGGTCAAAAAACACATGTCATCAATGGTGTGCTTGGTTATGAAGCCCAATTAGTAAATGCGGTTATTACCAGTTCAAATGCTGTTGTAGGTCGATTCCATTACAAATACGGTGGCGACTGGGAAAAGATTGTAGGCATGAAAGATAAACGTGATGAATCGGGTTTATTTATTGAAGTCGGTGCAATTTTAAGAGGTGAAGAAGAAATTACATGGGGTGAGCCTGTTTACCTTGCTGATGTACAGACGAGAAACTCACCTCTTTGGAAAACAATGCCTAAGCAACAAATCGCGTATCTCGCTGTAAAATATTGGGCCCGTCTTTATTGTCCTGAAGTTATCCTTGGTGTGTATACGCCAGAAGAACTTGAAGATCGCCCGATTAAAGACATCACCCCACAGAAAGAACGTGTAAGCATTGATGAAATCACTACCCAGCAACAACCAAATAATGCTGAACCTGTAAAAGAAGCTCAAGGCGAGTTTATACCTAAGTTCGATGCTGAAGCATTTAGATTAGCTATTGATGATGTTCAGACTGTCGAAGAAGCTAAAAATATTCGCGCAGAAATTGAGAACTTAAAAAATGAAATGGGGATCAACCTGTTTGCTGAATTAAAAAATAAAGCAGTACAGGCATACCACCGCATTGATGCACGTAATGCCTTAGAAGCTTCTATCAACTCACTTCCTGAATCTGGTTCACCTGAAGCCACTGAAGCATTTGAAAAAGTAGACAAGCTACTTAAGTCAAGTAAGCGAAAACTCGGTGATGAATTATACGAGTCTTTCTCTATCACGCTTGATGATATGCGCCCTGAATACCAGTGATCCTATTTAAAGCGGAGCGACACAGCTCCGCAAGGAGTTTAGATATGAATATTAAATTACCTATCAAACCTATTCGTATGCCTGCTGTTTTAAAGCTAACAGGACTTTCTCGCTCAACTATTCGCACCTTAGAGAAGAAAGGTGATTTTCCAAAACGTATGTATTTGTCGGTGCGTTGCGTGGCATGGGAGGCGGAAGAAGTTGATGAGTGGTTGAAAAAGCGTTCTCAATCAAGAGAGACACCTAAGTGTTACACGGAACGTAAGCGTAATGAAGCTGGGCAGTTTGTGAGTAACGCCTAACCCTACCTGTTTAACCAAAGGATATAACCATGAAAGATAACAATACCATTGCAGATAGCTTAGCAAATGATATCGCTAAACATTGTTCTGAGTTTGAAAAATCACCCGAGTATGCAGAGATGATCCGTACTCATGTTAAAAGTCTTTATGAAAAAGCAATTAAAGATACTTTTAGCTGGGGTAACTTTCCTGACCGAGTTAAAAAAGCCCTTGAATCAGCTCTTCCAGAAAATATTAGTGAGGTGGTTGACCTGCCTAAATATAACCTATTAATGGCTAAAGAACTTTCTAGTCAATGGGAAATGAATGGCGTCAGTGAGCAAATGGTTAACGGCATGAAAGATTTGGTATTGAAATTTATCAAATCACATGAAATTCCAAAATACATCAAAGCATCTGACCTTTGGAAGGCATACGTAGATCAATATCAAGAAGAGGCGGCTCATGAGGGCTGGGGAAGACCACTAGTGGTTATTTCTGAGGGAGAATATACATGGGAAAAAGGATTTTTCCATATCGGCTTAGAGAAAGAGCCAGCTAGCGACTCTCCATACAGTCATAGAAGAAAAGAAAAATATCACCAGTGCGATACCCACCTTAGCTTCCATCAAGAAACCACTAGAGAAATGCGTGAAGACGTTGCAGTTATGCATGATGGGTATCCAGTTTACAGTTTATATGCTGGTGAACTTGAGTGCTCAGACACTCTTGGTAAGCAAGTTGTTCAGTTCCGATCTGAGTTTGAGCGCCTTGTTGGTGCACTTTATTACGGCGGAAGCTTGTTGGTTTTAGATGAATCTGACGCTGATGAAATTTATTACAACAACGATTATTAACCCATGAACTCAGTGCAAGGATGCAAACAGGAGATAGATATGACTATTACATTAACAACAAAGCAAATAATGGCTATGGCTGATTTTGCTGGCTTAAAAGTAGAGCTACATGGTTTAGATATTGATGATGAGACTGAATACACCATCGAGCCATGTAGAGATAAAGAAACTGGTCGTGTGCACGTATTTTACTGCACTGAATATCCAGAAGAAGGCGCTATCCAACTGGATTAATTTAACTTGCGGGGATGCAATGAAGAGGAATGAATGCCAATCCTTGGCAGATGTAAATTTAGATAAAGCTCGCCATAAACATACACATAGCAGACCTAGTCAATAAGGTTCTTCTATTAATTCCGTCAGGCATCTTTATATCAAACGTCAATTTACCCACATCCCACTTTTCAAAGTTAGGAAATTTAGAATTATCTTCTAAATAAAAAGTCAAATAGGAATCCCTAGAGTCTCTAGCTACAAGCCTGTAATCAATGCCAAATACTTTTATTTCATAATATCGATTACTCATTTTTCTTCTTCCTCGCCAATGGTCGAAAATCGATCATACCACCAAGAATTAAACAAATAAACCTTTTAAAACATGGCTTTACAGATTACATATTTTTCTCAAAAACATATCAACAGAGGGAATGATGAAGGACAGAATCAAGTTTAACGATGCAATGTTAGCGGCTGTCATGGATGGCGACAAAACACAAACGCGTAGACCGATTGAGCCACAACCAAAAGTAACCGAGGAAGAGTTACGAAACCTTAGTGCATGGCAAGAAGGTTACACACTATCAGAGCAAGTATGCGCAGCATGGCGGCATGGATTTTTTGATGTTGATTGTCCGTATGGTGAAATAAGCGACATCATCAACATTGCAGGCAAAGACGGTAATATCAAAGGGAAAATTGAAATTACTGATGTTTGGGTTCAGCAAGTTCAGGAGATATCACAGGATGATGTTATCGTAGAGGGAATTACAACTGGTAAATATGGAAATGAAGGTAACTGGTTAACTGGATTTTATGTGCCAAATAGTAACCAGCCATATCAAACAGCAAAATCAGCATTCTGTGCCTTATGGCAATCAATATATGGCGTAGATAGTTTTTATAAAAATCCGTGGGTATGGGTTATTGAGTTTAAAAAGGTGGAGTGATGAAAGTTGAACAATCTCAAGTTACTAAGTTAGTAATAACAGGCATAGAGCGTCACGACCCTATTCATGTGTATCTTGAAGACTACGGCGATAATCAAAACAGCCGTGTCACAATTAGCGAAAGCGGTTGTTCATGGTCTTGCTTTTGGGGCTCGATGGGTAGTTCGCTAGTTGAGTTTATTCAGCGTATTAACAATCACTACTGGATAGGTAAGTTAGATTCTAATTTAATCTATGAAATAGATGACGATAACGATGCAAATGCTAAATATGCCAAAAAGCAAGTTATCAAACTACGCAAAGATGATGAAATAGATAAACACGAAGCAAGGGAATATTGGGGTTTAATCGAATCATCAGATAATGTTAAAGATGATTGTTGCAATAGTTTTTTAGGCGGTAAGTTGCTTAGCTTGTTTGGTGATGATGCTTGGTATAACGATTGGCCTTCTATTCCTAACCCTCAATATCTAAGAATGGAATCACGATTAAACGCTGTTCGTGAGGCATTAAAGCAAATAAAGGGGGTGTGATGGATAAATCAAGGCAGCAATTTGAATATTGGTACTTTAATAATCATAGTCATGAACAAAAATACCCACTACACAAAGATGAGAGTGGCGAGTATTACTATGATGGAACAAGAAAAGCATGGATTTCATGGCAAGCATCACGCGAGAGCTTGGAGGTTGAATTACCAGACCCATTTATTGCAAATGAAAATTGCGAAACTTGGTGTTATGACGAAGATTTAGTTAATCAGGCATTAATCAGCAATGGAGTGAAAATAAAAAATGAAAGTTAGCGATGAATTATTAGTAATATCTGCCGAAATTGAACTAGCAGTAAATAATAGCGATTCATCTGTAGTTAATATTGAAATGATGAAACATGAGGCTGAATTACTTATTTATCATTTTAAAGGTTTAAGTAGAAATAAACCTATTGGTTATATGTCAGTGACTGGAGTTGAAAATATTCATGATTGTGGCAGTTCTACTGTGCATGAAGAATCAGACGATAAACGAAATATCCCCGTATACATTCAATATTAAATAACCATGCAAATAATCGGATATGTATTACTCATGCTAATACAGGGTTCTGCTGTGCCTGTAACGGAAGATATATACACAGCAAGAATGCGAGAGCCGTGCCATGCAGATAATGCAGGTGCGGGATGTTGAGATGGTTTGTGGAGAAATATGGAATGAAAACTAAGAAAAATATCGTTCATTTAGGAAATGTTAGAATATTAAAACAGTCTGACACCCCTTTAAATATGATGGTGGATAATTGCATTGTGGAGGGTTTTGACCACCTTAACGGGAAAGGATATTCATTACAAAAAAGAATAGCTATAGCGGTACTTGAGTCATTGATTGAAGAGGTAAAATTAAGTGACGAAATTTAAAGTCGGCGATAAGGTTTATATTAAACCGTGGCATATTATAGCAACCATTTATTATGTTGATGACGAAGATTCCGCTATCCCCTACTTGGTCGAGGATGACGATAGTCAAACATCATGGTGGCATGAGGAGGATTTGGAGTTAATCAATGAATAAATACACCGAACTATCTGACTTCGAGATTAATAAAAAAGTTGCTGAAAATCTTAAATTAAACACAATCGCATACGAACGTACTGAAATAGTTTTGTTTGATGATATGGATGCAACGCCTTTCGACCCATGCAATAACCCATCCGATGCATGGCAATTAATGCTAGAAGCTAAATTATCAATTCATCCAGACTTTAATAATGACTGTGAGTCTTGGATTGTTCGCAATATACACATACCGATGGTGAGTGAAGCAAATTTATCTCGCGGGATTAGTATTGCATATTTATTAATGAAGGATGCTGAACGTGAAACCAATACTTGATATGTGCTGTGGCTCTCGTATGTTTTATTTTGATAAACAAGACGACCGAGTTTTATTTAATGATATTAGAGCAGAAGAACATATTTTATGTGATGGAAGAATTTTAAATATAACACCAGATATTATTTCTGATTTTAAAAACCTTCCATTACCAGATAATACTTTTTATCAAGTACTATTTGACCCACCTCATTTAATCAGAGTTGGTAAAAATAGCTGGATGTTTAAAAAATATGGTTCGTTAAATAAAGACTCATGGAGAGAAGATTTAAGTAAAGGGTTTAGTGAAGCATTTAGAGTGTTAAGACCCGGAGGAACATTGCTGTTCAAATGGAATGAAACCCAAATACCTGTTAAACAAATTTTAGCACTAACAGACCAAAAACCAACAGCAGTACAGCGTGTAGGTAAAAATGATAAGACGCACTGGATCTCTTTTCTTAAGGAGGTTAAATGAAAAAATACGACCTTATCTATTGTGATCCTCCGTGGGATTATAAAAATAAAGTTTCAAACGGTGCTGCTAAAAATCATTATCCAACAACTTCCCTCTTCAATTTAACCCATATCCCTATTCATTCTATTGCATCTGACAATGCAGTTCTTGCCATGTGGTATACAGGTAATTTTGTACTCGAAGCTATTAAATTAGCCGAAGCGTGGGGTTTTAAAATCCGCACAATGAAAGCTTTTACTTGGGTTAAGTTTAACACTTTAGCATGGCAACGAATTGATAAGGCTATTCAAAACAGCGAGTTATTTGATTATCTCGACCTGTTTGAACTATTAGATGCTGAAACAAAAATGAATGGGGGAAACTACACCAGAGCCAATAGTGAAGATGTTTTAATCGCTACTCGAGGCAATGGATTACAGCGCATTAGTGCTAGTGTTAAGCAAATCGTATTTAGTTGTTTAGGTGAGCATAGCGAAAAGCCATGGGAAGTAAAAAACCGTCTTGAACAGTTGTACGGTGATGTAAGTCGCATTGAGCTATTCGCTCGTGACATGTCACAAGGTTGGGATGCATGGGGCAATCAATGTCCTAACAACAGTATCGAACTTATCAACTCTCATTTTATTTGTAAGGAATAAATATGCCTGATATCGCAGATGATGCTAATGACTTAACGGATCTACAAATCAACACCGCATTAGCAAATAGAGAGCCACCAGCTAAAAGCTTAACTGGATTTTGTATCTGGTGCCGTGAAGAGCCTGTAACAGAGAACAGCGCTTACTGTTCTAAAGAGTGTGGTGATGATCATGCTCAGTACAAAAGGAAAAACGGATAATGATTATTGTACTCACGTTATTAGCGGTGTACTTATGGCTTGCTGGGTATCTGTTCTCAGAGTCTAAGCACGAAAGCGACAATATAAAAGATATTGTCGCCAGACTGTTTTACTCCACAATCTGGCCTGTTGTCGGTGTGCTTTACCTATCGTCACTACTTGCTTATAAAACACTTGGCGAAGAATGACAAAGCGTTAATCTTTCTCTTTTATCCATTCATCCACCATATCAGCCCACTCTTGTAACATCTTCCTACGCTGTTCAGCATATTCAGCTTTGTTGTAAACGGCTCTAACGCCATTTTGAACGTGTGCTAAACATTTCTCTATCCAATCTGAGTTATAACCTGCTTCGTGCAACAGCGTGCTTGCTGTGCGTCGTAAATCGTGAACAGTAACCGGTTCGAACTCAATACCTTTCTCATTGATACGTTTTACGGTGCCATCAATCACGTTATTCAATGCAGCATTAGAAAGTGGCTTTTTAATATCATATCGACCAGGCATTAAGTAATCGCTTCCCATCGCACAAACTTTCATACCAGTTAGGATATCCATTGCTTGGTCAGAGAGATAAATAACATGCTCTTTTCTCCCCTTCATTCGCCCTTTAGGGATCACCCATTGTCTATTTTTAAAGTCTATTTCATCCCATGTAGCGTGAATAAACTCAGACTTTCTGACTAATGTCAGCAAGACAAACTTAACGGCCAATTTTAAGGTTGGATAACAACTATAGTTTTCTAATTCACGAAATAAGATACCGATTTCTTTCGGTGACATTGCCCTTTCGCGCGCTTGAAAAGTCCCTATCGAAGATGCCTTTATTGCATCTGCTGGGTTACTAATTTCATAACCTCTATCTATGGCATAAGTAAAAACGGATCCAACAATCTCACGTACTTGTAATGCGGTCGCTTTTGCTCCCCTATCTTTTATCTTTTCACACAATGCTCTAAGCCGTGGTGTGGTGATCTCTTCTAGTTGAAGCTTGCCGAATACAGGATAGATTTCTTTTTCAATAATCGCTTCTTTCATGGCCCTTGTAGAGTCGGCATATTGAGCATCACGAAGGAAATTGACGGTATAGTCTTTGAATACCGTCCCTATTTTTTTACTCTCAATACCGTCACGTTTCTTTGAAGCTGGCGATATACCTACGTTTAGTAGCCTTTTGGCTTCAATTAATTCGGCTCTTGCTTCTGCAAGCGTGATACCGTCAGCACTGTATCGACCAAAAGTAACCGTTTCTCTCCTTCCATTAAAACGATAATCATATCTAAATGAAATAACACCACTTTTTGTCACTGCAACGTATAAACCATCTCGATCAGACACTTTATAAAGCTTGTCTTGTGGCTTTAAACTTCTTAGTTTTGTATCGGTCAGCAT